AGGACTAGGTAGCTATTGGTTATATAATGAAAATGTGACACTAAAAGCTAATAACTCAGCTTTAGAAGGAGCAGTAGAAATTCAAAAGGTAGCTATGGAAACTATACAAAACGATTTTGAACTTCAAACTACTCAACTGAAGGAACTATCTTTAAAAAGTCAAAGAGCAGAAAGAGAATTAAATAGGTATTCTCAATTTATTTCAGAATATAAACTTACAGCAAAAATTTTAGAAGATCCAGTTAAAATGGAAAGGAAGATAAATAATGGAACTAAACATATATTCGAAGACATTGAAAAGCTTAGCAGTACTGTTGACGATCTCGATGCTGGTCTCCAGTTGCAGTCTACTAGGAAGTAAAACAAAAACAATAGAGGTAATGGCTAAACCCATTGAACGAACTATCGTTCAACCTATTATGCCTCGTGAGATAGACTTAAAAGAACCTATGTGGTTTGTAGTTACACCTACAAATTTTGAAGAGTTTCAAGCTAAAATAATAAAACAAGAAGGAGAATTAGTATTTTTAGCAATGACAGTACCAGATTATGAAGTCATGGCATATAATATGCAAGAACTTAAACGATATATAACCGAACTTAAAGAAGTGGTTGTTTATTATCGTAAAGTCACAATGCCACCTTCAGCTGTGAAAGCAGCAAATAAAGAGGTGAATAAAAGACCATCGATAGGGATATTCCCTAGAGAAAAAAACTGACAAAGAAAATAAAAGGAGAACAAAATGAAATACTTAATAGTAGGTATTTTCGCTTTACTTTTAACAAGTTGCGGTACTATAGGGGCAGTTATAGACAGTACTAAATCTGTCGCTACGGGAATATTAGATATGACTGTAGGAACTGTTTCTAAGGTTGTTTCAGCTGTTGCAGAGGATGTTGCAGATACAACAGCATTTATTGCAGATACAACAGCGGGTACAATCAAAGCAGCTGCAGATAAAATAGACGAAGAAACCGACCAATTACAGAATGAAGAAAAGGATTCAGAATAGATTAAACATTTGTAATAAGTGTGAATATTTAGACAATTTTAAAAGGTGTAGAGTATGTAATTGCTTTATGCCTTTAAAAGCCAGAGTAAAGAGGGCAACTTGCCCCAAGAATAAATGGGAGAAGTAAATGGATATGGTGAAAAAATACATGGACTGGGCAAAGGACAGAGTTTCTGAGAGAACATCTTGGGACGGAGCTGTTATTTGTGCAGTTTGTTTAATAATTATTTTTACTGGAGGCTTAGCTAAACTAATAGCTTGGGCAGGTCTTGCTTACGGAGCGTGGACTTGTTATAAAGCAGAACTTTAATGCCATGGGGTAAAGGTTCGTATGGTAAAAGGCGAGGTCGTCCTAGTAAAGGAAAGAGAGGAAAACGTGGTAAAAAAACTAAAAGAACTCGCAAGAAAAATCTGGAATATGCTAAACGGTCAAGATAGAAATTTTGATGGTAAGGTAGATATTGATGATAAGATGATCGAAGCAGAGGAAAAAGTAAGTGCCAATAAAAAAAGTTAAAGGCGGGTATAAAATAAGTAATACTCCTGGGATTTCTAAAACTAAGAAAGCTGCGAAGCAACGGCTTCGTGCTATCAAGTACCGCCAAAATAAGAAACACAGGAAAGGACGTCAAAAAAGACGTTAGGAGAATAATATGTCAATAAGATTATTAGGATCAGAAGCAGCTTGCGGTGTTAACGTCGGCGCAGCATCTACTTTTTTAGATGCTACAGATGTAAGACTTGTTAATTCAGGTACTACAGTTAGATTAATTACTATTGCAAATGCAGCAGACACTACTTTATCAACTTTATCGTTATCTGGGGCAACAACTGTTATCTTAAGAAAAAATCCTACAGATCAAATTTTTGCAGCTAATGCCGAAATATTGGGAGTAGGTTGTGTTACGGAAAACTAGTGGAGTTTCAGTAGGACGTAACTTTACTACTATAGTAGGGAAACCCAAGAAAAGAAAAAAGAGAAGAAATGCACACAGAAGAAAGAGATCAATGGCTTGAAGAAGTTGCAAAAACTTGCAGCGTAACTTTAGCTATTTTAAACAAAAAAGCAGAAGCTCGTGGTAATATATCTGAAGCTGATCAGATGATGAGTGATGTTTGTATGGGCTATCTTTATCTTTTAAATGTTTGTGATTCAGAAGGGGTACTTTTAGAAGCACCTATTATAGAAACTATAACTACAACTACAATTCACTAATGTTAGATATAAGTAGAACAGATATTCTTCATGAAAGTATTATGCCTTTTAGTACAGAAGAAAGGTTTATAAAACTTCCTATTTCAGAATACATGAACTTATTAGGCATTACACCTAATTCAGCACAGACAGCATTAATCAATGCTTTAAACAATCCAAAATATAGATTTGTGTGTGCCGCCATATCAAGGCGACAAGGGAAAACTTATATAACAAATGTCATTGGACAGCTTGTTTCACTCGTGCCAAATTCCCACATACTTATTATGTCACCAAACTATGCTTTATCGCAAATTTCATTCGATTTACAAAGACAGCTTATTAGGCACTTTGATCTCGAGGTGGTTAAGGACAATGCAAAAGATAAAGTAATTGAACTATCTAATGGTTCAACTATAAGAATGGGTTCAGTCAATCAGGTTGATTCTACTGTTGGTAGATCATATGACCTGATTATTTTTGACGAAGCAGCACTTGCTGACGGAAAAGATGCGTTTAATATAGCCCTTCGTCCTACATTAGACAAAGAAAATAGCAAAGCCGTCTTCATTTCTACTCCAAGGGGTAGAAATAATTGGTTTGCAGACTTTTATCACAGAGGTTATAGTGATGAATTTAAGGATTGGGCTTCTATAAAAGCTACTTATCATGAAAATCCAAGATTTAGTGAAGAAGATATACTAGAAGCCAAAAAATCAATGTCCCAAGCTGAATTTTCGCAAGAATATTTAGCTGATTTTAACACATATGAGGGACAAGTATGGAATTTTAATTTTGAAGAATGTGTCGCAGACCTAAGTCAACTTGATACTAGTAAAATGGATGTTTTTGCTGGTCTTGATGTCGGGTATAAAGACCCAACCGCTTTTTGCGTGATAGCATATGATTGGGATCAAGAAAAATTTTATCTATTAGATGAATACCTTGATGCTGAGAGGACTACTGAACAGCATGCAATAGAAATTCGTAGAAAAGTAGACAAATATAACATAGATTGGATTTATATCGATTCAGCGGCTCAACAAACTCGTTTTGATTTTGCCCAAAATTTTGATATATCTACTATAAATGCTAAAAAGTCTGTTTTAGATGGAATTTCTCATGCAGCAAACATAATTGACAGTGATAATCTAATTGTAGATCAAAAATGTCAACATGTACTGCAAGCAGTAGACCAATATCAGTGGGATGCAAATCCCAATTTACTAAAAGAAAGGCCAAAACATAATATGGCAAGTCATATGTCAGACGCTTTAAGATATGGACTTTATACTTTTCAGACATCAGCGAGTACTTTTTAGTGACGACCAACAAAAAAATAAATGTTGACAAAAAGGTGAATTTTTGGTATAATTTTAATAACTAGAGATTTTATGGATTTAAAGAGAGATTTAGTCAAGTACGTTAGAGATAAAGCGAAATCTAAGTATAAGAAAGCAACCCAATGTTATATTTGTGGGGAAACAGAAAACTTAGACTTTCACCACTTCTACGGAATGACTGAGCTACTCGAAACTTGGTTAAAGAGTAAGAAAATTACTATAACCTCGGCAGATGAAATAATGAATTTTCGAGAACTTTTCATTGAAGAGTATACAAATGAAATTTATCACGAAGCTGCTACACTATGCAAAGCTCATCATCAAAGGCTTCACAGTATTTATGGCAAACGACCTACGTTAGTGACAGCACTTAAGCAAAAAAGATGGGTCAAGATACAGAGAGAAAAATATGGCATGGTATGACAGAATTTTAGGCAGACAAAAACTTGAGGAGGAGAAATTAAATCCTGCTCAATCTTTTATCGGCATGGAAGAGGGTATGACTATAAGTACCCGAGAAAATAAAGAAAATTATAGGTCAGCGTACGAGGAACTAGAAGTAGTTAATCGCGCTGTAAATATGATAGTAGACGATAGTTCAGATATTCCTTATGATATAGGACCAAAGATTAAGGGAATCGCACCAGTAGTAGATAATGTTCGAAAAACTCGTGTTGATTTATTACTTAATAAAGAACCGAACCCGTTTCAAGATGTCAATACTTTTAAGAGAAATCTTATAATTGATCTAATGATTGACGGGAATATTTTCGTCTATTTTGATGGAAGACATTTATATCATCTTCCAGCACAGAATGTAACAATTCATTCTGATACTAGTACTTATATAGAAAAATTCGAATATGATGGTCATATCGATTATACTCCTAAAGAAATTATACATATTAAAGAAAACTCATTTAAATCAATTTACAGGGGAGTACCACGGTTAAAACCAGCATATAGAACTATGTATTTACTAGATAATATGAGGAAGTTTCAAGATAACTTCTTCAAGAATGGAGCGGTACCCGGATTAGTACTTAAGAGCCCTAACACTCTTTCTGAGAGAATAAAAGAAAGAATGCTGCAAGCATGGTCTACTAGGTATAATCCTACAAATGGCGGTAGAAGGCCACTCATTTTAGATGGAGGAATTGAAGTTGATGATCTAACAAAAATTAATTTTAAAGAATTAGACTTTCAAGCTTCCATTCATTCAAATGAGAAAGTTATTCTAGAAGCAATGGGTGTTCCACCTATTCTTTTAGACGGAGGCAATAATGCTAACATTAGACCTAACCACAGACTATACTATCTGGAAACAATACTTCCAATAGTAAGAAAGATGGGTTATGCTTTTGAAAGATACTTTGGATATAAGATAACTGAGAATGTTACAGAGATTCCAGCCTTACAACCAGAGTTACGAGATCAAGCATCTTATTATGCTACTCTTGTAAATACTGGCATTATGGCACCAAATGAGGCTAGGGAAGCTTTAGGTTTTGAACCTTTAGAAGGACATGATGATTTAAGAATCCCAGCAAATATAGCGGGTAGCGCAGCAAACCCCGAAGAAGGTGGAAGACCACCACAAGAAGAGGAACAGGATAATGGCGAACAAGAAAGCAGTACTTAAACAATTAGCAGATTTTTTTGCTGAAAAAGGTATGATGAATCCTTCTGAGTATAAAGCAGCCGAAGATGCTCCCATAAGATATATGGTAGCAAAAAGACCCTTTGGGTCATGGGCTCGTATGCAAAGTATGGTAAAAAGAAACTTTCCAGATCAATGGGCCAAAGCTAACCCAGTAGCTACTCCAGCACCCGCTCCAAAAGCGGTAGTGAAGAAAGTAGCTCCAAAGAAAGCACAAGCAGCTCCCAAAAAAGCTAAAAAGTGAGGTAAATAATGGAGAAAATTTTTCATTGGACTAACACTTTTAAAACTCTAGGTGAGGATAAAGATGGTAGCGTTAGAATTTTAGGTTTAGCGTCTACTAATGCTTTGGATCGAACTGGAGATGTTATTAATCATGATGCATGGACAATATCAAATGGATTGGACAATTTTAAACAAAATCCAATAATTTTGTTTAATCATGATTATAATAAGCCAATTGGTCGCGCTACTTCTATGGAAGTTAGCGAAGAAGGTTTAGAGATAGGAGCAAAAATCTCTAAATCAGCAGGCGAAATAAAAGATTTAATAAAAGACGGTGTTCTTGGAGCCTTTTCCGTTGGTTTCAGGGTCAAGGATGCCGAATTCGATGATGAAACTGACGGATATAAGATAAAAGACGCCGAACTGTTCGAGGTATCAGTCGTTAGCGTTCCAGCTAACCAAACTGCTATGTTTTCGATTGCGAAATCTTTTGATTCTCAAGAGGAATACGAAGAGTTTAAGAAAACTTTTATATCTAATAATAATAATATGGCTAATTCAACAGACACAGTTAATATTGATGAAGTTGACACGCCACAAGCCACGGATAAAACCGTTTCACAGGAGAAACCTATGTCTAAGGACACAAACACTCCAGAAGCTCAAAGTACAGTAGACTTGAAAGCATATGCAGAAGAAATTGCGCAAGCAACTGCTGCAAAAATTGCTATGCAACAAGCTGAACAAAAAGCGAAGGAACAAGCGGAAGTTGAAGAAGCAGCTGAGTTAGAAGCTCAAGAAAAAGCTGTTGAAGAAGCTGAAGTAGAAAAAGTTAGGACAATAGTAGAAGTTGGCATGTCTGGAGCTGAAAAGCTTATGGAAGCCGTTGAAAAACGTGTTTCTGAAAAACATGAAGACCTCGAAAAAGTTGTTAACGAACTTAGAAATGAACTCATTGAAAAGAAAGATGAAATCGAAGCAATTCGCGAATCTAAAAGAATTTTCGGTGATCGACAAAACTCTAACTGGGAGAAAGCCTTCGAAAGTGACATCAATGATGCATGGACGTTAGGGCTAGCTACAGGAAGAGGTTGGGACACGAAGCTAGGAAGAGAAACTCTTGAAAAAGTTAACGCACATTCAGGTGTTGGCGTTTCAAGTGCAGATTTCGAGCAGACTGTATCAACTAATGTGGAAAGAGATATTCAACTAGCCTTAACATTGGCACCTCTATTTAGAGAAATTCCAATGTCAAGTGCAACTCAAATTATTCCAATCTTACCAGATGCTGGATATGCTGAATTTACAGCATCTCAAGCAGCTGCGGGCTCAAGCCCACATGGTAACTTGGAAGAAAGAGGAGATACCTTTGATGGAACATATAGCGGTATCGATCTAGCTGAAAGAACTCTTTCAACAAAGAAATTAATTTCACAATCATACTTAGGTAACGAGACTGAAGAAGACGCAATTCTACCAATTCTTCCTTTAATTAGGGAATCAATTGTTAGAGCACATGCAAGAGGTATTGAAAATGCTTTACTAGCCGGAGACCATGCAGATGGTGTCTATGGTACTGGTGGAGCTACTTTTGATGGATTAATCCAACTTGCTTCTGCAGATAACTCAAGTGCTTCGCACATAACGCAATCATCTACAGCATTTGCTTCTGAATCTTTAACAGCGCTAAATCTATTAGCAATGAGAAAGAAGATGGGCAAATATGGAATAAATCCAGCAGATATTGTTTACATTGTAAATTCACAAGAATATTTTAGTTTACTAGAAGATGCTGAATTTCAAGATGTAAATTTAGTTGGTGATGTTGCTACTAAGCTAAGAGGTGAAATTGGATCAGTATTTGGTTCAAAGATACTAATTTGTGATGAGTTTGCTACTCCAGCAGTAAGCAAAATGTTCGCAGTTGCAGTATACCCTAGGAACTATGTAATGCCCAGATTAAGAGGTGTTACTATAGAATCTGATTACGAAGTAGCTAATCAAAGACGAGTATTAGTCGCTTCTCAAAGAATCGGCTTCACTGATATGATAGATGGTACAACATCTGTTCATGTTAGACAATACAAAGGTTCTTAAGAGCTAATCTTAATAGCTAAGATAATTTTTAGTTGGGGGAGCAATCCCCCAACTATAATTACAAAAGAAAAATATGGCTGATTTAATAACATTACAACAATACAAGGATTTCGCGGGGTTAACAGGGGTAACAATGGACTCTCGCATAAATGTTATAGTAGATTCTGTTAGTCAACTCGTTAAAAACTATTGCGGTACTAGTATTATAGATGACTATAGTTCCGCTAAAACTGAATATTTTGATATTAAAGATAGTTCAACTACTAGAGTTATGTTAGATGAAGGGCCGATTAATGCGGTAACTTCAGTATCAGAAAGAGAATCACAAGCAGATTCATATGTTACACTAATCACAGAAAATTCTGACAGTAGTGGTAAATATGAATATATTGTAGATTCTATAACTGATAGTATAATTCGTACTAATGAAGAAGTTGATAAATCATTTCCAAAAGGAAGAAAAGCTGTAAAGGTAGTATATACTGCCGGGTACAGTTCTACTCCAGACGACTTAAAACTTGCTTTATTTGATTTAGTTAAGTACTACTTAAAAGATCAAAGAAAAGAAAGAATGTCTATTGCTGGAGCGAGTGTTGAAAATCCTGTATCTACTACTCTAAGAAATAATATAGGTTTTCCAGATCATATCAAAAGAATACTTGATATGTATAAGGTATATAAATAATGGCTAATAAACCTAAATCTAAACCTAAATGGAAGGATCTTAAAAAACCTGGTATTAGAGGTCCAAAGTACTTACATATACTTAATACCAGATTAGGGCGTATAGCTAAAAATGATAGAGAATATATGCGAAACCTAATGAATGCTAATTTTTTAGGAACTTTAACAGGAGCTACGGGGGTAGCAGAAAAATCAAAAAGATTAGCTGAGAAAATTAATGCAGCTATTAAAGATGGAAGTATAAAACAAAATGATACTTTTATAGGTTTTAGAGCCCAATTAAAAGCTTTAAGTTTAGAGTACGGTAAATTTGGTCTTGAGATGGATCATAAAGATGTAAGTGTTATAGCTCAGCGACTACAACTTACTTTAGATGCATTACTATATCAAAAAGAAGCATATAAACAGAATAAAGGTATAGATGCAGGTCCTAAAGTATCTCTAGTTTCTATTGATACGATTATAGGAAAGATGAAAGAATTAATACTATTAGAAGAAGGGTTAGCACAAGAGTGGAAAGGAAATAAAAACTTAGCACTTAGTGACGTATCTAATATTATTACTATAATGGATAAAAATAAAAATGGTAAATTTATAATTAATAAAACAAAGAATATTAGAGGTGCAGATGGAACAGTAATGACCTTCCAGATTGTTGATAAATGGAGACATGAAACGAAAAGTAAACTTCAAAATTATATAGGTGCAAGAAAAGCAGAGCTATTAACAGGTCAAGATCCTACTGGTGGATATTCGAAAGCTTTAGGAACAGAAATAGAAAAAGCTGGTATAGGAAAAATTGAAGGATCAGAAAATTTATGGAATGCTTATACAGAGGGTTTTAAACAATTGATGAAAACAGGTAGGTTTAAACCTTATAAAAGTAAATCAGGGGGTACATGGAGTGGAATAAGGGCCCCAGATTTACAGAAAAGTAAAACGAAATTAAGAAAAATAGCTGTTCAAGCAGCTTATACAAGAGCCCTTTTAAAAGAGGCAGCAGCTGCTGGTACTGTTAAAAAAGAAGCAAAACACAGTAATATAGCTAAAGGACTTATAGGAATACGGGGTAAAATTAATAGGAAGTTACCTGCAGAAATAAGAAGAAATATGGGAAGACCTGCTCTTATAAATAGAACAGGAAGATTTTCAAATTCAGCTGTTTTAGCTGATTTAAGACTAAGTACTACTGGTAAAACACTTATGGCACGATATACTTATATGTTAAATCCGTATGAGACTTTTGAGAATACAGGAGAGAGACAATGGCGAAGGGGCTATAATCCCAAACCTTTAATTTCTAGAAGTATAAGAAAATTAGCAGAAGCAGAAACAAGAGAGAAATTTGGTATAGGAATAACTACTAGGAGAATATAATGGCATCAACCTATAGAACAGGGCGAAAGAAAATCGTAGATGCCTTAGTAAAAGAATTTAAAACATCAATTAATGGGGTAGCCCCATATAATTCAAATGTATTTAATAATGTTCATGGGAGATTGAAGTTTCTAGATGAAATCCTAGAGTATCCCACAATATGTGTGGTAGCAGGAGATGAAACTAGAGAATATCAACCCGATGGATTTAAGTGGAGGTTTTTATCTTTAGATATAAGAAGTTATATTGAAAATGAAGCAGATTCACAAGAAGTCTTAGCTCTTTTAATGGAAGACATAGAAAGAGTTGTAGATAACAATGATATTTTGACTTACGACGATACAGTAAGTCCAAATTTAAAAACAATTTCTCTAACCATAATAACATTATCTACTGACGAGGGTGTATTATCGCCTTTAGGTCTAGGAGAAATGAATGTTATGGTTAGATATTAAATCGAAATTACAAAGCAGATAAAAATCTAGCTAAGTACTTTCAAAGACTAAAAAAGATAGGAGAAAAGCAATGGCTTTAAATCTTTCAAGAAATACAAAAGTATTTATAAGCTCCGTAAATGGAGTCCCGACAGAGGGAGGACAATTTCTCACAGGTTATGTTAGTGCCGGCGGCGCTAACTACGTTGAAGGCGACAGACTAAAGTTTAATGGCGGTAGCGGTGCAGACTTCTCAGCTATAGCTCACACTGTATCCAGTGGCGCTATTACTAAAGTAGCTATTAATGGTAATGGAATAGGTAAAAGTATTACAGATTCAGATGAAATGACTGAATTAACTGCACATACTACAGCAGGAGTTGCTAGTAGCGGTTCTGGTTGTACAGTTGAAGTAGTAACATCAGGCTCTACAACAGCCGTAACAAGCGAAGGCTCAAGAATAGCAACAGGACGTTTTATAGGTAATGGCAACGCTGCCAATACTTTTAGGGTTGGTGTATTAGATGGATACAGTTTCTCACAAGGAAGTGAATCTACTGATGTAACAATATCAGAAGCGGGTGCTACACCAAGTCGTGGATCAAAACGATTCAACGATGCCTTACCTCCAGCAGAATGGTCATTTGGAACTTATGTTCGACCATTTATTCATGGAGCAGATAGTTGGAGAGTGGTTAACAGTTATGATATGTGTGAAAACATATTATGGAATGCTTTAGCAGGAACAGCTATTACAAGTGCATCAGGAGCAGGTGTAACTTGCGAGGCAGAAGCGACAGCAGCTAGTGTAACTACTGGCGGTAACGTACAGTTTGATAGCTCAAATAAACACGAACTTTTAAAACTCAATCTCTATTTTGTATTAGAAAATACAACTTACAGATTAAATGATGCTCAAATTAGTAGCGCAGAAATTGATTTTTCAATTGATGGCATAGCACAAATCACATGGAGTGGTAATGCAACTACTATTGATCAGGTAACCACTGCTACTGAAGATCCTTACAGGTATTTGGTAATTGGTAATAATTCTAATTTATCATTAACTACAAGTGTAGCTTCAACAGATGTAGATGATACTTTTACAGAATCATATACATTTGCGGACTCAACAGGTCCTAGCGATGCTGATTATTTAAGAAATAAACTTTCAGCACTTTATTTAGATACTAACCTTCAGGGAGGCGGAAGCGGTTCCTCAGGATTAGACGCTAGAACTTATGCTGTCAATATCACAGGCGGATCAATAACAATAGAGAATAATGTTACTTATGTAACCCCAGAAACAATTGGTATAGTTGATAAACCAATCGGTTCCTTTACAGGAGCAAGAACAATATCTGGTAGTTTAACAATGTATTTAGATACAAAAGCAGATGGTTCAAACCAACTATTATCAGACTTAGCAGGAGCAACAGACCTTGTTAGTAACTCATTTGATATGAGTCTATTAATGGGTTCAGCCTATGCGTCTAGTAGACCTGTAGCTGATAGGTATAATACTACTACAATGACTTCAGCTAACGAAGCACATGATGCTGGAGACTTTACTGGCCCAGCTGTAGAGTTTTTTATGCCTAAGTGTCATTTATCCGTTCCCGCAATAGAAGTTGGGGATCTGGTTTCAGTTTCACTAGAGTTTTCCGCACAAGGAGATACTTTATTAACAACTGATGAAATGAGTGTTAAGTACATGGGAACAACAACTCATAGTGACAGTAGAGGTTACGACCATAACACAACGGCTAATATTAATGTAGCCGTAGGCGGATAACCAACACCGCGTAGACAAACAAGATGTCTAATAGTTTTCTTCGTGAGAGTAAACTATACATAGAGTATGGCGGAACAAAGTATAGAATCTATACTAGTTCCGCTGTATCTTTAGACCAAACATTTGCGGAAGATTCATACTCAGTAAAGACTCTGCATGATCAATCAAAAATGTTTGAAGGTTCAATAATAAATAAAGCAAATCCTGCTTCATTTAGTTTCGAAGTACCTTTAACAATAGAAAAAGATGAGTCTGTTATCATAACCTTATTAGGCGGTTTAACTGCTGGTCAGTTAAATAAGTTTAATATATATTTGGTAACAACAAGTAGCACTTTTAAATTAGAAAATGCTATTATTACTTCAGCATCAATGGACTTCGTACCAGAAAATCCATTTATGATTAGAATAGAAGGTGAAGGAACTGAATTATTAAGAGTAGGAGATGAATCTTACACAATCCCTGGCGATGGAGTCTCAGGTAGTAATTATGCTACTCCTCCACCCGCTAACTTTCCATACCCTGAATTAAAGGGCAGGACAAGAACACCTCTTATAGTTTATCCAACTATTTCATTAAATGATGGTAGCGCTAAAAATATGAATAATATTATAAGCGTAAATTTTCAGCTACAAAATGAAATAACTTGGACAAACTATACCAATCTTCATAATAGCTTAAGTAGTAATACAATGTTTCCAAGTGCTTATACGGTAGAAAAACGTACGGCTTCGGGAGAAATACGTCAATACCAAATAGATAATAATAATTCTGGCGATAACGTCAGACAATTTGATGATTTTAGTACTAATACTGACTTAACTATTACTGCAAAAAATGTTTCTGGAGATGCTAGCTTCTTTGAAGTTGCCATTAATCCAGTAATGTATACAGCAAGAATGCAAGTAGCAGACGTATTTACTCAAAGCTACGATTTTCGTTCTTTAGATAATACTGATCCAGTAACTACTCAAATCTCATATTCATAGGAGAATATAAATGGAACTAAAAAGCCTGTTGGTCGACAGTAAGACCACATGGGTTGAGTTTCCTGGCCTTGATGGATTTGAAGTCGAACTAGCGAACCTCTCCCGAAAAGAATTGACAAATCTTAGAAAAAGATGTACTCAAAATAAATTTAATAGAAAAACTAGACAGTTTGAAGAAACTCTAGATGATGATAAATTCGTAGTAGAATTTACAAATGCAACTGTAAAAGCTTGGAAAGGTCTTAAGTTAAAGTATCTTGAAGATATGATACTTGTAGACCTAAAAGGACAAGATCCTGAAAAAGAAATGAACTATTCTGAAGAGAATGCTCAAGTTTTAGTAGAAAACTCAACAGAGTTTGATAATTGGCTTAATGAGGTAGTCTTTGATTTAGAGAACTTTCGTACGGAAAAACCAGAAAAAGATACGAAAACGTCTAAAACTGTACCTGGAAAACCTTAATGCTGGAATGACAAAAGATCAATATCTTCGTATGGTAGAACAAACAGGCGAAGAGATTGACTGGGATAGATGTCCCCCAGAACCCGAAGATTTTCCAGATATTGTATTAAATACTTTAAATGTATTTAATAGTATGGGCAGCAGAATATATCCAGATATTGGATATATAGGAAAAGATTTTACTAATTACGAACTTTTGTTAGATAGATACGGAATAGAAGAAGAACATCAGAAAGATTATGCCTTAGATTTAATACTATGGCTAGATAATAGGGAAATAAAAGAATCCCAAAGACGTATGAAAGCGGAATATGATAAAATAAAGAGAAAATAATGGCTAAAGGAGATATGGAATATACAGTAGTAGTTGACGCTTCTGGTCTACCTAAGAGTATAAATCAAATTAAAAAAACTAAAAAGACTACAGATGATTTAGGTAAAAGTACTGATAGATTACGCAAAAAGACAGATAAGTATAATCGCTTAACAAAAGGTACTGCCCAACTGGGTATGAACACCACTAAGTCTTTCTCAAAAATGCAACAAAACATGGACGGTGGCGGTGGAGCTGGTGGGCTTGTCCGTGCCTATGCTTTATTAGCGGCTAACGTTTTTGCACTTACAGCTGCTTTTGGTTTCCTTTCTAGATCTGCTCAGATTGATACTTTAATAGAATCGATGGAGATTTTAAGTACTACAGGTGGTAACAATATAGAAGTTTTATCTAGAGAAATGCAAAAGGCTTCAGGATATGCAGTAGATCTAGCACAATCTTTCAGACAGGTATCCTTAGCTTCTAGTGCAGGTTTAAGCACTTCTGAAATTGAAGGTTTAACTATGGTCGCCAAAGGAGCGGCCATTTCTTTAGGAAGAAACTTACCTGATGCAATGGACAGAATATTTAGAGGTGCTATTAAACTAGAGCCAGAAATTTTGGACGAAATTGGATTATTTGTTAGGGTTGATGAAGCAGCTCAAAAATATGGTAGATCAATAGGTAAAAGTGCTAGTGCTTTAACTCAAGCAGAAAAAAGACAGGGATTTTTAAATGAAATTCTTGAACAAGGAACTCGTAAATTTGCAGAGTACGCAGAAACAATAAAACCTGATCCTTATGTAAGATTAGGAGCAGCATTATCAGATTTAGCACAAAACGCAGTTAGTATGTTAAATAAGGTTCTAGGCCCAGTAATTAATTTTTTAACTGAGAATCCAATGTTACTAGCATCAGCTTTTGCAGCTTTAACTATTTACTTAATGACAAAAGCGATTCCCGCTTTAGGTGTCTTTAACTTTAATGTAGCACAAGGAGCAAGAGATGCAGTTATTGAAGAGCAAAAGTATCAAGCTAAGATAGCGCAAACTATGGGTATGCGAGATACCAAAAAAATGCGAGATATAGATACAGGTATTGGAAGTGCAGAAGATACTTTAAAAGTTAGAAAAAAAGAAGAAAAGAGCAGGAAGAATTTTTGGACGTCAGAAGCTAAAGGGCAACAAAAAAACCAAAAAGATTTAAAAAAGAATTTAGGAGCAAGAAACAGAGAAGTAGCTGTAAATAAAAGAATTGTTTTTCTTGAATCACAGAAAAATAAACTTGGAGCAGAAAGTGAGAAGAAGAGAAAAGCTGAACTTCTAGTTAGAAAAGCAGAAAGTGCAGAATTAAAGAATCATGTTAAGCTCTTAAATCAGAAAAAAGCATTAGAAACTGATATTACAGCAAGAGTTTCTGATACTGCATTAGCAGCCAAGAGACTGACCAAATTAGAAAGTAAAGCAGCAGGTTCTGCAATGATTGCAGGTTCAACAGGT